TTGTAAGCTAAAGGGCCTACTTTAAGAACATAGCCAACTTGCGTGGAAACCTGTTGCTGTTCGACAACCGTATCCGGCATGTAAAGACCTTTTTCCGTCTTCCCTTTACCGCGATAAGGCAAAACCAATATCCGCCAACCAGTGGGATTAGGCATTTTTTCTAGGAGAGATCCACCAAGGTTTTCAGGATTTAAAACTTTGGGGGCTTCATATGCATCTGAAAGTGTAGCTACCGCTTCCCCAACAGATGCTAAATTAATCTTTGTGTCAGTCAATGCTGCGCTCCTGTTTATCTAGCAGGCCCTTGAGTTCCTGTTCCACGTGATTCAGGGCTTCCATGTTGCCCATAAGCTCACGATATTGCTCCATTGACTTAACGTTGCCGTACTGCATGAGTTCAACAACGCCTTGTCTACGCTCTTTTATAATGCGAAAAACCGCTTCCGCAATGTAAATCTCGTCCAATTCCTAAAAACTCCCACAAACTCTACCTATTTATAAGAATAATCAGAGAGATATGCAAGAAAAAAGGATTAACCTATTCGTTCAAAATGTGGGCCGTCGATAAAAGGCCTGCGCCCTTGTGACCTGCGAAGATCAATATAGGCGTTCATTGCCTCTTCCATCGTGCCTTCCCATTTACGGATATCCATAGGATACGGCATGTCGGGTGTTCCCCACGCTGCACCCCAACATATAGGGACGTTAAGCTGTGTCGCCGCCTCTTTGATAGCATCTGCAAGATCATCGTAGACAGACAGTTCCCAACTCGCCCTGCCATTTATGTAGGCCATAATATCGAAAGCCTTGCCATCAAGGTGCTTAGATTTCATAGTCTGGCTTGCGCCTTTGGCTACAAGTTCTTTTTGCTGCTCGATGGTTCTCATACCCTGAACCACACCGAAATCAGTCTTAGTCAAAGTTATTGCCATCTTAACGACGGCCTGTAACCCGTCATCAATGCCCTCAAGCCTGTCAAGGCTACGTCTACTTAACTTAAACTCGCTCATGTTACTTCCTCTTAAAAAAGGCTTGCGCCCCGCGCACACCGAAACTGGCTGAAATTGCAATTCCAAGGCTGTAAAAATACCAGTCCGGCGCTTTGGAAAGCTGCTCGAATCCACGGTCAACCCACCCTTCTGCACCGGGGATAAACGCTAAAATCAAGGGAATAGACAGGACAATTACGAACCATTCGTCTTTCCAGCTTGATTTAGCTCCCTCTGCCATGATGCGTTCCCAGTCGGCAACGCTTGTCTCTTTTGACAAAAGTATCTGCGCTTTCGCCTTGGCCTCTGTGAGCTTCAACTCCGCAGCGGCGGCGTTCTTAGCGGCTTTGCCTTGTAGCCATGATCCAGCTAAATCGGCTATCGGTCCTAGTGCGGATGTAAAAATGCTCATTTCTCAGATCCTAACCACACGGCAAAAGCGCCCGTAAGCGCACCAGAGCAGATTGATATCATCGCAGATTGCTGCGTTGACAAGTCATCAAGACTCATTCCCCACTCCAAAACGCGGATGTACATGATGGTCATAACCAACATCATAAGACGCGGCATGATCTTCCAAGCAAGTATTTTTTCCATGTCAAACCTCTATGTTTAACTTCGTTCCCTGCGGCCTATCCGCATTAGTCTTGCGCCCAAACCTATCATAACTTTCCTGTAAGTCCAATCTTTGCTTCTGGAGCCCCTCTAAGTGGCTGTGATTAGCCCTGTGCTCTTTTTCCACCCTCTGCTCCGCCAGATGCGTTTCTATGCGCTCACGCGACTGCGTTTGCTGGTGTATGTCCGACTGAACATTAAACGGCGCGTTGCCCACGCCCGAAACACCATCCGCCATTTACCACCACCCCGCGCCTAAACCAGTCAGCCAAGTGCCGCCGCCAATGATTGCCGCCAGCATTGCCAATAATAATATCAACAGTAGTGTTTCAAAGAATGCCGCTTTGCGCTCCTGCTGGCGATAAAGCGTTTCCTCGCGCTCTTTTTTTATCTTGCGGCGAAGCTCCACCATCTCGCGCCATGTGCCATAGCCAAAGCGATTGTTCAGCATTTGCTGCAAGTCTTTTTCTTGCTCGGCCAGCTTCTTTTGGTGGATAATAATCTGCAAAGCTTCTTGCTCTACAGACCCAGAGGAAAAAAGCTTAGTGAAGATTGGTGGGTTTTTGCGTTGCTGTTCTGCGCGGCCAAGATCAGCCGCAAAACCATACCACTTACCAAGCTGACCAGCCACATCTTCTAGCTCACGGCCCGCGTAAACCATCTTACGGATAAGATTAAATGCCTGTGTAGCCCCCGCAATGGCGGTTAACGGATCAATCATACCCTCTCACCCACCTTAGCAAAAGGCGGACAACGAAAGTCATACGGAATCCGTACTATCCGCGGATAATGATAGTAAAAATAAGAAACTTCTCTAGGACAACGATACACACATGCCTTATGGAGACTCCCACCGCTCATTCCTACTAAAACAGCAGTTAGAGCGCACAGCATTAGGCATTAGTGAAACGTGAGCCGCGTAACGCGGCACCCATGCCACGCTTCTTACCCGTTGTTACCTTGGCTTTAGCCGTATTAGGCGTAGCTACATCCTCCATCTGACAATAAGGGATTTTTCCTTGACCCTTAATATCAGCATATCTCTGCGGTTTAGGTGCCGCACCCGGTGTATTCGTCACAATCTTTACACTTGCCATTATCTTCTCCTTTTACCAGAGCCGCCGTCGTTAGCTCGCAAAAACTCTTTTACAGTAGATTGATACAACGGCATAGATACTTCGCCACCCTGACTTAACAAGGCACGAATTACTTTACCGTCTTTGTCCCGCAATATAGGGCCCTTTTGCTGAACTTTAGCTTTTGCCGGGGGCGGTCCAAACTTATCCCGAAGTATCTTATCATAATATACCGGATTATCTTTGATAATTTTACGGTTTTTTATTTTTTGTTGTCCGGTTAATCGTTTTTTGGGGGTACGTATGGGATCTTTCGCTTTTTGTTTAGCCATTACTGACCCCTTTGCTTCATAATTTCACGCTGCATCGCACTGTCAATACGCGCCTGCGTCATAGCCTCTTGGCTCGCAAGCCGCTTATTAAACTGCTCTGAGCGCATCTGTTGATTCTGCGCATCAAGCTGCAATTTCGCCTGATCCAATTGCGCATCCGCCTGCTCTGCCTGAGACTTGATCTGCAACTCCTGCTCCTTCAGTTTTACTAAAGGATCCGGCTGTCCCGCTCCAGAAATCTGCGCACTTAGCTGCTTCGATTGCTGCAAACCCTGCGCCACGCCCTGCGCAACCAACGCTTGATACTGCATCTCTTGCTGCTCCGCAGGCATCGGACCCGCTTGCTGCAACTGCATCATCGCCTGCTCTTCCGCCTGCAACTTCACATGCTCCATAACATGCTTCTGCATCGCCATCGCAACAGGAGGCATCGCTCCAACCGCCGGACTCGTGCCAAAAACCAAATGCGCCATAATATGAGACTGATGATCTTGACCCTGAAACGCAACCAAAGGTGCCATGTCCAAAGCATTAATGTTCTCAGAAGCAGGGTCCAAGGGCCGCGGCTCCTCATCAGGAACCTTCTTCATTAAACGATCAACATCCGTAACACCAATCGCCTCATACATATCACGATATACCTCGTGCATGTTATGCAACTCAGGAGCCGCCGACGCCAACTGCATCTTAGTCTGTGCCAAAGCTATCCGCTGCGCCTGACTAAACGTATTCGGATTACTGACCGGAACAATGTCAATACGATCATCAAAATCAGACGCCATTACCGACTGATCACCGCCCTCAACCGTATAAGGATACTCCTGCGGTAAAAACTCACTCATTACCCGCGAAAGCAACTTAAACTCAATTCGCATCGCATAATGCAACCGCTTGTGAACAGCGCTCATTACCCGCGAACCCTGCTCTAACATAGCCAACGTTGTACCAACCGCAGCTTGCTGATTACCATCACCAACCTTCATGTCAGTAATAGTCGCAAACCTCTGACCCGCCTGAACCACAAAACCCAACAACTGGAACAAAGTCTGGTCCGGACCCTTAAATGGCAGCGGCATCAGGCTGTCACGAATAGCCCCTCCCGGTGCGTCCACATCTCTGAACTCACCCGGCTGCAACGGATCCTCATCATCCCTGATCCGTAGTCCGCGGGCCTTGAAACCCGCTGGGAGATTGGACAACGTACCAGCGTCGATCAACTGTCGCAGCGCCGCCGTGGCAGTTCGTGACAAACCGCCAATCGTATGGATCAACCCCAACCCATAAAAACCAAAGCCCGGTAAAAACTTGTAATGTACAAAATATTGTACCTTACGCTTTAACTCATCGTCCTCCCGATAATTACGCCGAATGGACAAAATCTTCCCATTATCTTGCGAAATCGTCACAATATAAGGAATCTTAATACCCGTAGGCTCCCCCTCGTCATCCTCATCCTCAAACCCCTCAAGGTCCAAATCAGCGTGGAACTCTATTAAAGTACAGTCGTAATCAATACTTCCGGGCTCAAATCCCGTAATACGATCTAACTCATCCTGTACCTCACCCGAATCAGTTTGTTGCGGTATAATCGGTATGTCACGATACACCCCAGCTATCTGCTGCTTGCGTAAATCATTCAAATTCATCCGAATAACATGCGCAATATTCGAACACGTGTCCAAATCAGAAGTCTCATAAGGAACAACCAACTGCTCCGCAGGAACAAACTTACTTACCGCACGGCCCATTACCTCATCGTAATAAACCTTCTTAAACGTACTCCCCGCTAACGGTAAATAAAACAACATCTGATCCATGTCAGGCGTGTAATCATCCATCACATTCGTAATGTAATAATTCATAAACCCACGAACACGAGACGCCTGTTCCTGCTTCTCACGAGTCTCATCACCCATAATAGCCGTCCGAACAGGCCCCGAAGAAGGTAATAACTCATTAAACGCCTGCGCCTGAAACTGCGTCGCAGCCTCGGCCAATAACGGATGCGTCACCCCAGAAGCCCCACGAAACGGCTGCGTCCGCTCCTGATAGTTAAAGCCCAAAAGCTCCAAACCCTCAGTATACGCATCCTCCCACTCCTGACGACTGGCCTTGTTCGCGTCAAACTCCCCCATCAACTCAGAAGCAATCGCACCTAACTCACGATCATCCATAACATCCGCCAAGTTCTCATCAAACCCAACATCCGCCATGTCCTCAGAAGGATCAAAATCTACAAGAACACTACCGTCATCCTCCTCAACAATCTCAATCTCCTCACCGCTATCAAGCATCAAAGGAGTCTCTTGGGAATCCGGTATCTCTAATTCTAACTCAGCACTCAGATCCGCCTCGTCCAACTGAGAGGGAACATTCGTGTCCATCAAACCGCCAATAGGTGCCCGCGCCATCCAACTCTCCTAGTAATACGCCCTAACCATAGCAGACTTTTCTACATCTTGCCAATCATCTGTTGGTAACTGAATAAAGTTCCCCTGACGATACCGCATTAACGCCTGCGTCATGCTATCTACCAAATCGTCATACTCCCCCTCCGGAAACGCCGCAACCTCCTCAATTAACTCCTCCGCCCAACTTTTATCAGGGGCCCAAACCATACCTGCCTCAAACAACGGAGTCACCGCATATACACGACTTACCTTGTCATTACCCTTACTAGGCGTGAAATTAACAACAGGAATACCCGTCTGCCGCATCTCATGCGTCAATGGCAATCCACTCGCCTTCGCCTCAATAATCACCGTGTCAGGATCCCAATACTCATACTCCTCAAACGCCAAAGCCTTTAACTCCGGAAAATCATACCGACCCTTCTTCGCATCCAACAATATCAAATTAGGCGGACCCCCCTCCTCCGGATAAAATACACCCCATGTCGTTATCGCACTAAAATCAGACCGCTCACGCTTCGTAAACGCAGTATCATAACTCTGGATCACATACTGCAATTGAGGAATGTTATCCCCCTCCCAAACACGCCACCACTCCCGCGGTATAATCGCATTCTCCTCACCAGTCGGCTTCTGCTGATACTGCGCATTCCACTTACTAGGCGGAATAGATGCCTTAACCGCCGTTAAATCCTCCAAACTCCAATACTCAGGCCAACACGGCTTACCATCATCAAATATCGCAGGTAACTCAACAACCTCCCACTGATCCGCCAA